AAACAAAAACCATTCTCGGAAAACAAAACAATAATCCACTCACAGTGATGTAAAAATAACGGGTGACGAAAGGTGACACAAAAATGTTACTTCCTATATATATTTATATTTTTTTTTCTCGCGTATAAAAGTAAGAAATTTCTGTCACTTTGTCACCTACCCCATTTAACTTCTTGATTTTCAATGGTTTAAGTAGGTGACAAAAAGGTGACAAAAAGGTGACAAGGTGACGAAAATTTCTGTCACCTTTCGAATTTTCCTCGAAAATCTGGTTATTTTCTGGATTTTCTTGGAAGGTGACGGAAACGTTATCTTTTCCGTCACCCACTGTCACTGGATTTGTCACTTTTTCCGTCACCTTTCGAATTTCCAGACGATGTCATATACATTACCCCATCTCGTCTCTGGCATTATGCTAATGTCGAGGCCGTATTCTTCGCACATCCTCACCATGTCGTCCATGATGTCATCCTGTGACCAGCATAGTAATGTTGTGGTGTCCGTGCTGTATGACAGCATACAGTAGGTCTTGTCCAGAAAATCCTCTGACCAAAACTCGCCATCCTTTCCGTCACCGAGAACCTTCATTACATCTCGGATGGTGAAGATGTTCTTCTCAACTCCGTCTATTGACTTCGCTTGACAGTCACATCCTCTCTTTCGGAGAAGGTCTTGGCATTGTTTGAGAATCGTCCTCATTCCGTCCCGCCAGACATAGGACATGGATCCGATGAACTGCCTGACTTTATGAGCGTCATGCAATGACCCCACGTCATAGCATTTGCACCATCCGTCAAGCACCCTCTCGTCTCGGAAGTCGAGAGACCAGTCAATTTCTCTTTTAGTTACAGTTACAGTCATGATTTAGTCCTCCAGGACGATGTTTCCGTTTTCGTCCAATTTGTGTGTCTTGATAACTCCAGATGTCTGGTGACGGAAGGTGACAGTATTTTCCATATTCCTTTGTACATTTATATTTTTATTTTCTCGCGTATAAAAGTAAGAAATTTCTGTCACTTTGTCACCTTGCTTCATAAGTCCCTCATTTTCAGTGGTTTTAATGGGTGACGAAATTGGTGACAATTCGGTGACGGTGACAGAAATTTCGTCACCTTTTTCTGTTTTTTCCGCAAAATCACCAAAAAGAGGGTCATCCGCGGAGTAGGTGACGGAAACGGTGTCCTTGTCGTCACTCGCCGTAACTGGATTTGTCACCTTTTCTGTCACCTGTATCCATCGCTTCGATTCTCCGTTCCATTTTCTGGTTGCCCCGTTGCCGTCATCGTAGACAAGCCCCTTGAGATTACAGTAGGTCTTGAGTTTGGCCTTGATGGTCTTGGCGGTGTAGGAAATCTTCATGAATTTCCCGGCGTGAACCTTCTTGTACCAGTCCTCATACTTCTCGATGAGTTCAGTGGCGGTTGTCCAGTATGGAAGGGGGTCAAGGATTTCGTCAAAGAAGTCGCGCAAGTCTCCGAGATTGACATCAAGACTCTTTTCTGCTGAATTTTCACCACGGAACTCCTTCAGGCCGTACTTGAGATACTTCCCAACACAGTAGGCCATGAACGAGTCAAACCTTGACCATTCCTCTTCATCCCAGTCGAAGTAAAGAAGGTGTCCGAAGTGCTTTTCTGGATCTTTTCCTCTCCAATAGTCCGTGATTTCGTACTCTCTGTATCTGCGGGCGTAGGAGTTGCCGATGCCCTTGAGATAGCAGTTGGAAGTCGAGATGAATTTTGGCATTGTGTTCATGTCAAGGGTGACGGAATCCTTCCCTTTGATGTCGGCCTTGAACCCCTCCGTTAGACGGTTGAACATCTTCTCCAAATCAAAAGACTTGGGGAGGTCTTCGCACCGTGCGATTTTCGGAAGCGTCTTGGCCATGTCTGCGAAGAAGAAACGCTGGTCATCGTCCCAGGTCTTGAAGTCGAGGAAGCAGCTTTTCCTCATAAATGACAATGCCTTGGTTATCAACGATTTTCCAGTCCCTCCGTTGTGGTCTTCCAGACTCTTCTCGACAATGACGGGGAAGTAGTTGACTTTCTCCTTTTTTCCACTTATCTCATACCCGAGAAGGGACATGATGGCCTCCTTCCTCTCCTTCCAGTGTTTATCCCCGTCTGCCTTGCCACAGGCCAACTCGATGAACTCCTCCAGTTCGCTCTTTTCTGGAGAGTACCGCCAGTTCCTAGTGAGCGTTGGCGAGTCATCGGGAATGTCCTTTCCGTCATAGGAGTCAGAGTGGAATGTTCCTCCTTTAGCCGTGATTTCCAACAATCCGTTGCGATACGGGATGAGGACTCTGTCCTTGGTGTCAACAGCCTCTCTATATGATTCCGCAAGACCAGAATACTGCTCATATTTTTCGCTCGTCATTTTTGACGCCCGTTTTTCACGGAACATCGCCCCAGCCTTGGAATCTTGTGCGCTATACATTTTGACGATGTGGTCAAGCGCCCCTTGAGCCGAGATGACGTGATACAGTCCTCCGTCATGTGAGATGGTGAGTTCGTAGTTCCCTTGATTGTCGAGTTTCTTGTATTTGACTTTAATGCCCATGTCCTCGAGAGACCTTTCCCACTTCACGGGGTTATACTCCCACTTTTCCTTCCCCGTCTTCGGGTCGATTGACTTCTCCATCGCCAGCGTGATTTTTCCGGCCTTCTCCTTGACTTCGCTTATTTCGCTGGCAATCTTTTCGAGTTTTTCCACATACTCTTCAATGGTGGTTTCTGCGGTGTCGTCAAAATACATGATGTGCTGACTTTCTCCATACTCTGCCTCGGCTTTAGGACATCCCCTCGGCACACGGGTCATGCGGTTAAAGGATAGCGTTGCTTCATCCGCTCCGATTCTCATATAGACGGTCTTGAGCCTCTCTTCATGCTTCTCCCATTCCTCCTTGGTCACTGGCTTTGACAGACGGAATAGACAATGGTAACTGCGGTTTCCAGAGAATGTAACCGTTGTAGGCCTCAAACCAGCCTTTTCCAGCACCTTGCAAGTGTGGGAGAGGATTTTCCCACGGTACTCGTCCTTCTCCCCATCGGTGAGGTATCCGAATGCATCCTTGGAGATTCTGTCATCGCCCATCGGCTCGTCATACTCAAGGAGAATGCACGCCTTTTCTCTGATGTTGTCATCCTTTGCGGAGTATGCGACATATTTTGCGTTCTTCCCGTCTAGTTCCTCCTGTCTGGCATCGTCAATAATGTCTCCAAACGTGGTTGTGGTCATGTAGACACACTGCAACTCGTTGTTCCTCATGTCTTCAAAATCATTTTCTGTCTCTGCCCAACGGATGGTGTTGACAGTCTGACCGTACCTGATTCTTCCGCTGGTGTGCTTGAAAAGTGACTTGAGTGCCATTCTGGTGGTCGTCCTTTTTTCGGACGTGTTCTGATCAAGGATGGCTTTCTTGAGTTCGGTTTCCAACGACCCCTGCAACTCAAGCCAGTCTTTCTGTTCGGACTTGTAGGACGCTCCAGTGTCGATTCTGGTGGATGGCTTGTGGACGGTGTAGTCGTATTCGTACACCTTGGCGAACGCCTCCTCCACCTCTCGGACGTGTTCGTCATGCTTGCTTGGCTCCTCAATTGAGGAATACAATGCTTGAGCGTCAGCGATGGCTTCAGTCAGTGGAATCCCTTCACGCTTGTAAGCCCACGCCAGCGACATAAGCCCGGAATGATGTCCTCCGTCCTCCCATTCCTGCTTCTTTTTCTCGAGTCTCTCTTTCTTTTCCTTTTCTAGTTTCATTTTTCTCTCCTTATCCACAGTATAATATGATTAAGCATGGAGCGAGTTTATACTGTGCTATGCTTATTATTTTAACGCTCGCTCCTGCTGGCCTTCGGATTCCTCCTCCGAAGGCCTTTTTTGTGTATTCTACTTAAAAAGTTATATCGTCTTCGCCTCCTCACACGCAACATCCAGAATGACCCACAACTCAAGGACATCGAAATTCTCACCGAAATAGCTCCTTAAGTGCAACAAGGCCATGAGACATTGTTTTGTGTCGATTCCGTGGACTCTGCCCCATTCTTCCGCAAGGTCAATCCACCTTTTAGGGAGCACCATGTAACTTTCCTCCGTCATGCTTTCGCAATCCGACTTGGACATCTTGTTTTGTTGCCAGACGAATCTTCTCGCCATCTGCGATGTTATTTCTTTTGGTGTGTAGTGATATTCTTCCAGTATTCCAACTTTGTCCATTTTCTCCTTCTCCTTTATTGCTTACCCTTGTTTCCTCGCTTCCTCAAACGCCTTGTCGAGAATCTCCCTTAACTCCCGTTTGTCCCACCAGTCCAAACAAATGCGCTGTAGGTGCATGAGAGCCATGATACAGTGCCCCACGCTGACATGATGGGCACGGCTCCACTCTTGAGCCACTGTAATCCATTCTGGAGGGAGCAACATCTTCCCAACCTCAAGTTGCATTTCCTTCACCTTCTCCGTCTGGAAAAGGGGGTCATCGAGGCGAAATTGAGTAACAAATCTCTCTGTCATGTCGGTCACAACATCAACTGTCGGGAATGGTGGCCTCACGCCGTCAATGTCAGCATTCAGAACAACTTCTTCCATTTTCTTCATCCTCCTCTAGTTTTCAATGTTCATTTCATAATTGTAGACCCTGACATATTCGCTCCATCCAGAACGTGTTGTCAAGTCCGGTGTGTGCGCCTTTTCCCATACATACAAGGCCATGAGCATCGTGATCCCTTCTTTCTCTGCGTTCTTTTTTAGAATCTCCATGTTCTTGTTGAAGTGTGCGATGTCACAGGCCGCGACGATTTTGCCTCGCAACCGTGCGAATTCTTCGGGTTCTCCATCAACGTGTCTTTTCAGCATTTTTGTTTTCTCCTTTTTTTTAACTGCCTTCACAATATGACAGGTTTTTTCTTTTTATATATAGAACGAATATAAGCGAAAAGTTGTGTCGGAAAAAGCAAGACCGTTGAAAATCAACTACTTACGCATTATCATAATTATCTGAAAACAGGGGGTCTGTTTTGCCTTCTCCGTCATGCTGGAATCCTTCGCATGAGATATTGTTCTGGCCAGTGAACGGAAACACTCATTGTGTCATCTTGATATATACTCTCTCCTCCGACAATTGCAACCTCCTTGTCATAGAGATGTAGTTGATAATGAACAAGTCCTTCCAGTGTTCCGTCAGCCGTGTCGCAGATTAGCGAACACCTCATTAACCGCTTGGAATGGTGTCGGCCTTCCAGCCTAGGGACAGGGATTGTAACACCAGTCTTGGTCACAATGTCGATGTGGTCAGCATGGACGGTGATTGTGCTGATACAGTCCTGCATTAGCCTCATGTAGGTATCCTCTGGCAACAACTCGCCCTCCATAATGGAGTGGAAGTCATCCTCCAGCCTTCTCTGCGCCTCGCTGGAATCTGCCGACAGTTCCCCTTCAAGCCTTGTCAACTCCTCCTGCTTGCCCCTTATGGTGGCCTTGATGGAGTCGATTACTGGCTTGTATACCGCCACATCCTCCTCCGTCTCTACAAGCCTCATTTTAGCCGCCTGGGACGCTTTTAGGCGAAGAATTTCTGCTCGAAGGTCATCTACCATATTCGAGGCCGTTTTCAACGACTGGAGCCTTTTGTGGCTTGTTGTTAGGCCAATCATTAAAACGTTCTGGATTGTCAGCAGGGCATCTTCATTGACGTATATTGCCGTTTTGTGTTCTCCTCCGTTTAAACAATGATACGCAATCTTCCCACGGTCAACAAATAGGGTCATCCTTCTCCCACAAGGACACATTAAGTAGCCCGAGAGCGGCAGAAAATGGTGGTTCTTTCCGTTGTATTTTTGTCCGTTTACCCGCTTGTACTCCATGACCTCCTGTGCCCGTTGCCAGATGGAGTAGGAGACTACGGGTTCGGGGATGTTAACGGCCTTCCCCAATACACCTTCACGATTACGCATATAGCCACAGTAGACGGGATTCCGCAGGATGGAACGGACGTTGGTTATATACCATTGCTTTCCCCTCACTAGGTGTCTGTAGTCAGTGTTGAGTTTGTGGAGAATCGTCCCGTAAGTAGCCCCTTCCACAAGAGCATTGTAGATGTAGCGAATCACCTCCGCATACTCGGGGTAGAAGGTCACTTGACCATCCTTCATGATTACGCCGTTGGCGTTGCTCCATTTGGTGAAACTGTTGATTCGCTTGTCAATGGAGGCGAGAGAAGCCTTGGCCTTCTCACGTAGTTCCCTGTAGGAGAGAGTGTCCTTGATGGACATGACGAGGGACATGAAGTCGTCACTGAAGTCCATGACCGTCCCGTCCTGCACCGTGACGAGAGACACCTTGTGTTCTAGGAGGTAGTTGGTCAGGAATTTCTCCAGATACGACCCGTCCGCAGTCCTTCCAAGGCGGTTTCTGGTGTATACCAGCAGATGTGTCACTCCTCCTTGTGCAATTCGCCGGAACGCCTCTCCTAGACCCTGCTTATACTGCTTCCGTCCCTGCGTCCGTTGCTCCTTCAGCCACCTCTGGAACCCACGGTCGATTCTGGAAGCTTCGATTCCTTCGTCACAGAGAGGATAAAGCTCACTTGAACAGTTTGCGTCACTGTATTCCCCTACAATCTGCATTCCGTGGGCAACAGCCCACTTCCTGCACGCCTCCTGCTGGACGGATATGGATGTGGAATCCTGCTCCAGTCCGAATGACTGGCGGGCGTAGATGACGCAGAATGTTTTGGTGTTCATTGTTGGCATTAATTAGTTGCTCTCCTTGTTCTTGTTCTCCTTGTTGTTGTGTTGTTGTTGTTGTTTGTTACTACTTCTTCAGCTCGGCTTCGATTTCTCCACAAATGAAGTCTTCTGCGCCTTCCTCCCAAGACCCTCCAGTAAAAGGGTCATCGTTGAGGTACCAATTACACTCGTTTTCAATGTATTCTTCTCCCATTTCTTCTTCCAGTTCCCACATCGCATTAGCGAAATTTCCCGCATACTCCTTGGCAAGGCGGTTGCGGATTTTCTTGTACGGCTTCTTGTCAAAGTATCCGCCGAAGTCAAAATTCCTGATTTCGTCTTCGATGTGCTTTTGAGTCTTCTTAATGAGAGATTCCAGTGTCTTTTCCATTGTTCTTGTTCTCCTTGTTGTTTGTTGTGTGCGTTGCTGTGCGTTGCTTCCTTGCTCGGTTGCCCAACGTACCTAATATGTGAGATTTTGTCAAAAAATCAAGATGACTGTATGACATTTGTATTAGTCGTGACTACCTCTCATGTCCTATAGCAATCTCACGAGCATAATATGTGAGGTTTTCCGGGAAAATCAAGCTGGTTTCACGAAAAAAGGCAAAAAAAAATTCGCCAGACCGTGGAACGGCTGGCGTTGTGGTTACGGTATTTTGACGATGGCGACTACTGGAGGTACTTGGCTACAGCAAGTAAGTCAACGGTGACATATTGTGGCTTCAGTTCAACCTTACGGCCTCACATTGTGGTAGCATGGGTGGTGGTAGGGTGTAGGTTCAATTTTTACCTCCCCCAAACCTTCCCCAACCTCCCCCTAGATAGTGTCAAGGCCGTAACTTCTTTACCCTTGATTATAATGACTTCCTCCGAATACACGCACCCCGATATATGACAGCCACGCCTTCCATCGTGGGAATCCGTCATCTATGAGTCTTTTCCGAAAATACTTGTCAGCCTGCGCTCTGGTGAGGACATGGGTACCGTAAATCCAGTCATGAATGATGCTGGACACCAGACTGTTAGGGTCTATTGCAGGGCTTAGAATACCCCATAAGAACCTCGGACATGAATAACCTGATGATTCATACTCTGTGGGGATGGTATAGGTCTTCCCGTATGCCGTGAAGGTCAGCGGTTCAAGCGTCTTTATGACGTTGCCTCGCTCATCGTATCCGCTGTATATCTCAACCTTCATTCCAGCCCCCGTTTCAACAACTCGTGTTCCACTATATCGTGGGCAATTTCCTTGACTTTTGCCTCGTCTATAATGGACATCTGGAGCCGTGCAACTTCTATTTTAAGTTCAGCGATACTGTGTTCAATTTCCATGAGTTTGGAGTAGTTGATACTCCCCAACCATCCGAGGAGGGTAACAAGCAAGCCAATGACGGCGTATAACGCTTTCTGTTGCATTGTTACCCTCCTTATGACCAGGAAACGGTGGCTTCGCTACTGGCAGCCGTCCACACCGTGGACGATGGTATGCCGTCAGCGCCGACAGCCACGGAGCCGAGAGTGCTGTATCCATCAAGGCTGGAAGCGTAATAGGAGTCACCGTTAAGCGCCCAATACGCCCCCACCTCACCGTATCTGTACTCGCAAACGAAGATGTAGAATGTTGTCCCGAGAAACTCTTTATAAATCGAGTAGACTGGATACTCCACGCCGTTTACGGTCGTTGTCTCGGATGTCTTGGCATACTGCCCAACCGCCGCCCCATTTCCAGAGCAGGAGGTAACGGAGAAGGAGTCAGGGAAGGAAGCCGAGGAGGAACCGCCACCACCAGAAGAACCACCGCCTGATTCTGTCCCAGTTGTTTCCGTTTTGGAAACAGTTAGGTTGTCATTGCATTCATAATCCCACGCAACCCACTCGCCTTCGATGCCTGTCATATTAATAAAAGACTCTGTGCTTGTATCCGGACCAAGTGCCCACCGATTTGCGGAACTGAAGTATATATACCAACCGTTTCCATTCTTGTATACGGCATCTGTGGAACCTTCAGTCCCCGAAATAAGGCTATAAGTTCCGATTGCGTTCGCAACGTATGAATCGCTCCCGCTTGTTCTTGTAAGAGTGTAGGTTACGATAGTTCCGCTCCCGCCTCCCGTGTTCCTGCTCCTGCGTATCAATAGTTCGTAATAGTTCATGCTTACCCCTCCTTTACGCCTGTGGAAGGTCTTCAACAATTGTGACGTAAAGTTTGGCAGTCCCTCCAGACCACCTCACAACACAGATGTTCCTCTTTCCTGCCTTAGGAGTATCAACAAGCGTAATGTTGTTCCCAGCCGTAACCGTTGCTCCAGAAGCAACATCAAGGACGATTTCTGAATAGGCAATACTCCCACTGTCGACCGTGCTGGCATTAAGCGTAAGAGCAGATGAGACGGTCACCACTGGCACGGATGGCGTATTGGGGGAAACCTGGTATGTGGCTTCAGAACTCGCCGTTGTCTCGTGGAAAATCGGCGCGTAGATGTTGTCAAGGTCTACATTATTCTTCTTGAAGCCTAGGTGGGCAGAGACGTACCCGTTGCTGCTTAAGGACCCGCCTGTCGACCAACCGCCACTAACAAAATACGAGCCATCCACATTACCATTCTCATTCAGTGGCACATACTTGCCTTTATGAAGGTGGTTGATGTCAGACTTGTTGTTGATTGCCTGTGTCAGCGTGGAGTTTGCGACAGGATTTGGAGATGATTCGTTCATCTCCGTATCCACCTGTACGGAACCGCCTCCCCCACATCCCTGATACGTCAATGACACCGTATCATTAAGAATATCAACTCCGTCCATCGTCATCGTGATAATAAGAGAGTTTGCAACGTTGTTGTCGTCAAACTTGAGATAGCGGAAACTCACCGTATCCTCATCCGTTTTGTAGAGCTCTCCATACACCGTTCCGATGGTCATGGCAAAGGTCTTGTTTTCTGCGATGACTGGATTGCTTCCGTCAGTAAGCTGGAAGTCGATTTTAGCGTCTATCACAGGGAGCTGTCCAATGTCGATGGTGACGGCTTCCGAAAACTTCTTCGTAGTGGTGTTAATCTGATACATATTATCCCTCTTTGTTGAGTTGTTATATCCTTTACTTTTTGCCCTGTCGTCAACTACAGCCCCATACAGGCCTCACAAGGTGGCATGGCCATCGTCCATGACGCAGTCCAGTTATCGTTTACGGAATCCGCCCCCTTTTGAGTGGCTACGGTGTAGACGAGGGTTTCCGTATAGTCACAGGTTGCATTGGCTACAAGATTCGCTGTTGCCTGTCCTGTCTCGCTGTCCATTGATGTTACAATGACATTCTGCGTATACGTTCCCTTCTCACCTGTTCCTCCAGTAACAGTCTCGGAATAGCCAGACCCGGGGTCTACAATCCAGGCACGCTGATCAGTTGTAAGGGAAGGTGACCATGTGAGGTAATCGGTGGTCGCTGTAGTTGTGGTATTAGAGCCTTCGTATTTAGTCCATTTTAGGACTCGGTCTATGCCGTCATCCACAACCTGGATAAACCCCCTTGCGGAGATTGTAAAGAACGGAGAATTTTGTGGCATGGTTCCTGTATAAGTCGTAGTATCGGAACTCCCTGCTTCTGGATTGTATACTGACCGTGTTCCATTGCCATCCCCATCCAGAGTATAGGTTACTGTTCCCAATGACCCGTCAATCAAGTTTATCCACACCCCATCCCCAACCTCGATGTCTGCACGGGTGGTATACTCTCCTTCAACATGGTGTGTAACATTCCAGTTGATAACGTCATGGTTGTCCAAGACTGTTTTACCATTATAGGTCTGCTTTTCCTCGTAGTCCTTCGCTCTTGTAAACGTCCTGTTAAGCGTGAAGGATATGACCGTCCCAGCAGGGATGATTATCTTGCAAGGGCAGTGGTCGCAGAGTATGGGATGGCCACTGGAATTGGATATTATTTCACCCGTCAGTTTTTTCCAGAAACTCAACATAATTATGCGTCACATTGTGCGATGGGGATGGTGGTCAACGTTCCGTTTTGGAACACCAGCACTCCATCCGCGAGTTGTGTAATTGCGATGTGCAAAACACCGTTAGAATCTATGGAGGCGTTAATGCCAGTCCCACTGTCTACGCTACTGATTCCCGGGTCACCTTTATCACCCTTCGGCCCTTGAGGGCCTGTATCACCCTTTTCCCCTTGAAGACCCTGCTCCCCTTGGTCACCTTTTTCACCTTTTTCACCAGGGTCACCTTTTTCACCCTTCTCACCTTGAAGACCCTGCTCCCCTTGTTCTCCTTGAGGTCCTTGTTCCCCCTGTATTCCTTGAGGTCCCTGTAGACCGGGTTCTCCCTGTTCACCTTTTTCACCTTTTTCTCCTTGTATTCCCTGTTCACCTTTAGGTCCTTGGATTCCGGGAACGCCCTGTTCTCCTTGGTCACCCTTGTCCCCTTTATCACCTTTTTCCCCCTTCTCGCCTTGGATTCCCTGTTCTCCCTGTTCTCCCTGTTCACCTTTTTCACCTTGTTGGCCGGGTTCTCCTTGGATTCCCTGCTCTCCCTGCTCTCCTTTTTCTCCTTGGATTCCCTGTTCTCCTTGGATACCCTGTTCTCCTTGGTCACCTTTATCTCCCTTGTCCCCCTTCGGCCCTTGTGGGCCGGGTGGCCCTTGTATTCCCTCGGCAGAGAGGTCTAGAGCGTCAGCCGTGGAATCATAAGTAAAGGACACTGAACCATCGGATGACATGAGTTTACTGGAGAGATAACCCGGGTTTCCACCACTGTTTACCGCCACGAGTTTGTCATCCGCTGAAAAGCCAAGGAAAATAGCACCGCAAACATACTGCGTCAGATTCCAGTAGGTGTATGCGCCGGTTATCTCTGCGATGAGGATTTCCCCTTCTCCTAGATGCCTGTTTTCCCTCAATTCAAGGGTTCGGTTACTGTTTAATACAACAACAGAGCCTCCAGAAAGCTGGAAGTCCGCGTCATTGACGTGCGATGCTCCGTTTTCGTCATAAACATAACCTCCTAAAACCTTTAAAATGAAGTCGCTTTTATTGAATTGCTCGACATATGCGCCATCAACGAAGTCTGGCCTGTTAAGCCTAAAATAAGCACCAAAAGAAGTATAGGGTTCCCGCTGGAAAATAACACTTCCAACGCAATCCTGTGTAACGCTATATGTAGTAACAGACTTATCACCAACTGTTGATGTGGTGCGGGTGATGGAGCCTATCTGGAATGTGAATGTGCCTCTTATGTTAGGTTCCGTTCCAGCGCCGTCATCCCTTGTGAAGTATATGACATAATCATCACTTGGAATGTAGATATTGCTGTCAGACACTTTATGAAATGGTTTTTGCATTCCCCTCACCCTGTAAACCCCGTCTTCTGGAAGGGAATCCAGTGAAACAGTCCGATAGCCGTGATGCTCGTCGTTTTCACTGGTTGCGTTAACGTAATTAACAATTAATACTGACTTGTTGTCTGCCTGCCCGATGGAGAGCTGGAAGAGGTAGTTAAACTGCGATGTTCCTCCCCTTGTTGCGGAATATTGAGGGATGTATGTAATCTCCGTTCCCCCTCCAGTCTGGTTCACCCTAATTGTCTTTCCATCCCCAACGATTTTCGTGCTTCTCAAGTAGTCAATTATGCCATTAATAGCCCTGACCGCCGCAGGCTTGAAAATCTGTCCACTCTGTAACTTTTCCGGAATCTGCGCCATTTACTTCACCTCGTTGCTCCCGTATAAGTCCTCATCCCACTCATCGGCTCTCGTCCATGTCCGAGTTGCCACCCACCTTTTACCATCGTGTTCAACACTGGCCTCATCCAGTTTCCACATCCCTCCCTCTATTCCGAATTTGTGGGGAGGGTCGCCAATCTCGTTAATGTTCTTGGAGATGGCCTGCCCTGCATTGGAAGATGTCCTGTATTTCGATTTTTCTGTTACGACAAAACAAGCCCTATCGAACACCTGTACACCCGGTTTTGTCGGATCCTTGAGAATCCACCAGTAGAGCTTCTGCTCGTTGGGGTCGAGTGGTATTTCCGCTATGCTGGAAACCCACTGGTACACCTTCCGATTATCCACATCAAGAAGCGTGTTTGTTGCGGTAGCCCACCATGATGGAACAGGCACGTTTCCAAGACCGATGAGGTAATGGTTCCAGCATGCCCTGTATTGTTTGTGTTCCTCCAGTGGAATCTGGATGTTACGGACACTCAAAGAGTAGGTCTTTGGAGTTGTAGACCCGTCCTCAACTTCATCGTTGCTGTCCGCATCAACGGAGTAGGTGATACGATATGTAACCTCCACCTGCCAGACTGTAGGGCTGTCCTGCTTCTTATTCCACTCGTGGAGGTATCCTTTCCCATCGACAAAAGACCCTATGACGATAGTTTCGATATATTCGTCAATCTCCGTCTCAGAACCGTACCACGTCTCCCTATAGATTGACTCATCCCTTGATAGACTCCTCTCCCTGCCTTGAAATTTACGCTGCAACATTACTGAATCCTCCCGACACTGGACATAGCCCTGCTTATGCTTGACAGATAACTGTTGGCGGCCATTACCGTATTCAGAATCTGCCTATTAACCATCGTGGAATTAATCGTATTAGTTCCCTTCAAATAACCCCCACGTTGAGTGAGTGAGTTAGTCCGTTCACTCATATCACCAAGGACGTTAGAGAACAATCCCTTCATCGTCTCCTTCATCCGGTTCATTATCTGCTCCCGTTGCTCCTTGGCTCGTTGTTCATCAATGGTCTTGAGTTTTTCCTGTATACCGAGCTGCTCTGTCTGCGCTTCTGCTATCCTCGTTTCCGCTTCAACTTGAGCCAACTTATTGGCGGTTATCTTGTTGGACAATTCAAGGTATTCTGCGTTCTTTTCCTTGTCAGCGATGTTACCGTTCTCGTCCTTGTACTGGTCGTATTCCTTGAGCATTTCGGTCATGTCGGAATACTCCTGTTTGAGAGACTCTAGTTTCTGCTTTTCTGCCTCTATCCTGTCAAGTGCGTTGTTGTTGTCAATCTGGTAAGCCTGTTGCAACTGCTCCTTCGTCATTCTTCCACGCTGTATGGAGGTTTCGGTGGATTGCTTCTTTTCCAGTGCGGAATCACGCTGTTTCTCGGCTTCCTGCGTCTTCTTGATAAGGTCTTGAGCCTCTTTTCCACGCTCTTTTAGTGTTTTGTCATCAGGGTCTGTGGAGGTGCTTCGGAGTCTCTTCGCTGACTCGATTCCACGTTCCAAAACTTGGATATAATCTAGAGCCGCATCCCTTCTCTCCTTCCACTGCTTCATGATTTCTGGATTTTCCTTGTTGGCATCCAACAACTCCTGTGCAACTTGTGCCTTGTTGTATGCCTCCATGAGTTGCTTGAGATACTCAAGTTCCTGTTGATAAGCCTCCCTGTCCTGCGCTGTGGTGTTTTCATCGTTTATGAGGGAAGTGAGAGAGTCATAATTTTCCACCATCCCACGGAGTTTTTCGTCATTTTCCTCGGTGGCTATGGTTCTCATTGTGTCGATGTCGTTTGCGAAATATCTCCTCTCCCTTCTTTCTGCTTTTGCCTTACGCTCATTATTAAGTGAGGAGACGGAAACTTTTGGTTCCTGCCTTATTCCAAACCTTGCAAATGATTCCATCTCCTGTTGGGCTTCTCTAAACTTTTTTGCTTCCTCATCTGTAAGAGGGGAGAAAGTGTTTATAGTAGCCGAAGAATCAAACTGGAATCTCCCTCCCTTCATTTGCTTCCTTACCTCTGCGTCCTGGACGTTAACAAGACTCTTGTTTTTCTCGATAAGGAAGTTGGCATCTTCCACTTCACGCTGTATCTGTTTTTGGTTGAATTTTTCTATAGCCTCAACCAGACCGAGCACCTTTCCAGTGGTGCTGTCAATTGACAGTCCGAGGTCACCATATTTGCTTGTAAGGAGGGATATGATACGGATGGACTCCTGCTTGGTGGCGTTGTCGATTTGCTCGTAACGGCTTATCTCGATAAGTCTGTCCATGTAACCCCTGTCTGTTGCCATCTCCTTTTGAGAATCTGTAATACGCTTCTCGGCATCCGTAATTCCTCCACTAGACCAGTCCTTGAGAGCCTGTATACGTTGCTTGGCTTGCTCCTGCATTTTGATGAATAGCGAAATCAACGCAGTAATGCCAGCGGAAACAAGCCCTATCGGGGAAAGCATTCCTGTTATGCTCTCTGTAAGGTTCTTCATGATACCTCCGGCCTTACCCCCAACCTTGGAGATGGAGTCCATTCCCTTGGCGGCGTCCTGGAGGTTCTTTTCCATATTCTTCGTCCCAGAACCGACAGATGACAGGGAGTTGTCCATCTTCTTGGCAGAACGGTCAACCTTCGCTTCTGCCTCCTTCAACGCCTGTTCAACGCTGACTGAACGTATCGTAAATTGTGTTTCAATAGCCATGAAAAACTCCGTAAATTATGCGCTTTCCGTCCTACTTTTCCCCGATTCGTCAACACAATATTTTTCCTTCCAATACTCCCTGCCAAGTTCCATCGTTCGGATGTACATGGCCTCGTTGATTTCGTCTGAATTACGCCTCCTGATTTCCCCTTTTGCGTCATTCTCCCTAGCCCTCTGAATCAAGTAATACATACACTCCGTTAAACTCATATCGTAAATCACCTCTTCCGAAGACTTGTTTGTGAGAGGGCAAACCACGCTAACTACGTGAGTAAGCCAGTCCGCGTCAAACCTCATTTTCTCGCTGTTTTCCTGCGTAACACGGGGGAGCATTTCAAGAGGTCTAAATGATAGATAAATCAGCATCTTCAAATCTGCCTCTGCGGTCTTGTAGTCTATGTTGTTGGAGTGGCAGAAACCGTTGGCGTTTTCGATGATGTTTTTGTCCACGCTACGGATTCCATTGTGGAGCAGATAAAGCATTATGTCCGTGTCGATTTCGTGAACTTTCCCTTCTGTAGCATAAGGTGAACCGATGGCGTAAAGATATGACCAGATGGCAGGGGTAATGCACGATACCACAACACCAGAAACGGTGAAGGTTTTGCTCAATACCATCATCAGCTCGAAAAAACTGGTCTGTGGGTCGAATTTTGCCTTCTCCAGTTCATCCAGAATCTGGTCGTTTTTAAGGACATTTTGGAACTCCTTGTCCAGCATCGCCCTCATCATGTCAACATCGTTATTCATCATGCCTCCATATACAAAAAGCCCCCTACTGTCTATTATACAGCAGAGGGCTAATCTCTATCTGGTTAATGCTTTATGCGCCAGTGGATGAAGAAGACTCTTCGTTAACGAGATATATAATTGCATCATCTGCCCCGGTGCAACCAAGAGTAACTTCCACAAACCCCTGATTTGATTCTCTACGCTGGACGGAGTTAACGAGATAATCTTTGCCTCCGATGGTCAGTTTTGAACCAGCGGTAACGAGAGTCCCCTTCGCAGAATCAAGGACACCAGTGACGGTGATTTCCCTGCGCTGGCTGTATCCAGCGAGGTCGGTGATTGCTCCAGTCTCATTTCTGGCCTCGGCAGTCTCCACGGTCTCGTTGGTGTCGAGTGAGTTAACGCAGATTCCGGCAGTCAGTCCAGTAAGGGAAGTCACAATTCCAAACGCACGTGTGGTAGTGTTAGCCATATATTTTTATCCTTTTGGTTAAATGTTTAGTTACAAAATACTCTCACTATTTACGCAAGCGTCAACAGAAAATAGCATCGCAGATGTAGAGGTCAAAATTGAGTGTAAACTCGTTGCTGTCCCCATCGCTCTGCGTGGTCAAATTCCCCATTACAGCACCAGCGCAGTTATCTATATTCTCCTTGATGGAATCTAGGTTGATATGCTGGAGGACATACGCCTCCATTGCGTAAATGATGGAGCGTGATTTATCCTCGTCAGCCAGCGTAAATCCACTGACGGAAACACCAAATCTGTAGTCCTCGCATCCAGCGTGGTCTAGGTGCTCAAACTCACCGACATTGACCGCTATGCATCCACTAGGGTTTACGTCCTCGTTTGCGTCATAAGAAGTCAGCACGGTATAAGTGTCTCCTAAATGCCCCTTAACGACATTATAAATCTGCTCAACAGTCGTTATCATCTGTCTACACCTCTACTCTATTCCTGTTCCGCTCCTGCCACATTTTCTTCATCGTCTTCCTGGCCACCCTTTCTCCTTGATAACGGCTTTCACGTGCGAACGATTGATTTTGCCAGGCATCGTTAACAATTCTTATGCTTTCCGTGTCATTTTCCTCCTTTAACTCAAGTATATGCTCCTTGGCGTGTTTTCCGAGGTTTGGAGACTTTTGGAGTAACCGTTGGAAGAAGAGAGGAGTTACTTCACCGATAGATGAGAAGTTCGCTCCGAAAAGGAACTTAAAAAGTCCCCTGTTGAAGATTCTGACGTATTCCCTTGTTTTCCTCAACGTTGTCGTAAACCACCAATGAACTTTTCCCCTCAAAAGTCCCTTGATTGCGAACCTGTAGCCCTGACGCAACTTTTCCTTGAAAAGAGCACGGTTTCTTCCATCCTTCCTAATGAGGGATGAAATCGGTGCTACAAACTGCCTTTTATACAGTTTAGCGGGAATGTTTTTACTCCATCCACCATTGACCCTTGGAGGGACGTATTTAGCCGCCCTTTCACCGTATGATACACTTGACTTTTTGAGGATGTTTTTACACTCGGCCTTGAGACTTTTTTCATATGCCTCCATCCCAGCCTCGAACTTTTTTGTATCAAGCGTATAACTCATCTCACTGACTCCAAGCTCTTGAGATAGATTTTATAGCATAAAGCGTGAGAATCCGTCTCAAATTCCGTCACCCGCCAAACCTTACCTCTAAACGTCACTTCCTGACCCCTTTCCGGTGTCCAACCGGAGCATTTACAGGTTATGGAGATGGAGCGTCCAGAATCGTAACCGAACTCCGTATATTTTTCGGCAGTAGTTGAGACGTAAGAACAAACCTTCACGGTGACCCCGTTTACAGTGAGAGGTTCGAGGAAGTCATCAACTTGGAAGATGTCGTCTATGGCCTGTGAAAAAATGTTGCTCACGGTTTCACCCTCCTTGCTATCTTCTTCTTTTTAGCAGTCTCAACAGTGGTTTGTTCAGGAGTTGTGACAGTAGGTTCATTATGCGTAATTTCCAGTTCCTGCTCCCGAAAAAATGGTTCTATAACCTGTTTTCTTGTCCAGTACATAAGCCGAAAGTCAGAAGGTTTTAAATCAATGACTTCTCCCTTCTTGTGACCGTCTTTATTGTTAGTAAATATGTATTCCATAAGCAAAAACCTCCGTGATATATCCATTATACCACGGAGGTCATGCGTTTTACTTTACTAATGCTTTACTGGACAGAGCCGACCACGAAAGCGTCACCCTGCGTAACAGCCGCATCCACGCAGATGGAGGCCACAATCTCCACATCGCCTTCCTTGGCGTAGGTGTAGGGGTTGACCATGATTTCGAGACCCTGACCCCAGATGCCGAGGAGGAGTTTAGACCAGTCACCGAAGTAGATGTTGTCGTTGCCAACGCACCCGCTGACGTTCACATCGTAGCCGTTAATCTTGTTGTCCTCGCACAGGAACACGGGGAAGGTTCCAGCCTTGGCAATGCCCTTGAGAGCCGCACGAGCCGCAGGAGACATCACGTAAGAGGGATTTTCGAGGGCGTAGCCACCGATGGCCGCCTCGAAGGCCAGCACGTCATTCCAATCAACGGCGTTGAGAGCAGAATAGGTGACTGAACCAGTAGCACCAGAAGCCACCTTGCCCAGCAGATAGTCCTCAACCTTGTATCCGATTTCCTTGGTCAGTGAGTCAATGATAAACGCCTCCACGTCATCGTTGGCCTGTGCAATCAACTCCTTCCCGATTCTGGTATTGCCAGAAATCTTCACGGGGGTCAACATGACGTTGGTGAAAACGGGGTTGCTGGTGGTGGCGGCATCCCTCAAATGCGCTGTTTGGTAGGCCACGTTGCGAGTGGTCTGCACGGGGATGGAGATGTTGGAAGTCAGCCCAGAAATGGTGCGGAATCCCTTCACGCCAATCACCTTCTCAAGGGCGGCGACAAGGGGTTTTGTCTCGGTACCAATCAGAGGAGCACCACCCTCGCCAGTCTGGCCACCGAATCCAGTGAAGTCACGGAGAGCGAACTTCTCATTGAAGTTTCCATCACGAAGATATTCTGCAAATTTCATATTCCTTTTTTCCTTTTTGGTTGTTATGTTAATGTTAAAATTACGGAAAATCTGCTTAAATTCACGGGCAGTGATTCCTGCCTTTATGGATTTCTCCTGCTCCTCCTTGGGGACTCCAATAGCATCGCCACAAGCCTTTATCTCTTCTGCGTCTGGATTCTCTGGAGGATTTTCTTGAGGATTCTCGGGATTCTCGGGCTGTTCAGTAGGAGCATTTTCAGGAGCATTTTCTTCATTATTTTCCTCATTATTTGCCTCATCGTCAACAGCCTGTTCTTCCAGTTCCTTGATTTTGGCCTTCAACTCCTCGTTTTCAGCCTTCAAAGCCTCATTTTCTGCCTCTATCCCACAATCCCCCTTTTCCCCTTTAGGGCATTGAGGACACTCCTGCTCCTGCTTGTTTTCAGTCTCCATCTTGTCGGGTTCTTCAGTCATGGCCTTCGTATTCTTTTTCTTCATGCTTCTAATTCCCACGGTTTCATCGGCAGGAACGCTAACAATCGACACCTCGTAGGGCATCCATCTGTCAACATACCTAACCAGTTCATTATCAACTTCTTTTTCGATAAAATGCTCAACGGCGTAACCGACAGACACGTTCTTGATGAGTCCATCAAGGATGTCCTTCCAGATTCTGTCAGCCTTCTTGTCGTTCTTCGAGAAACGAACATTCACAAACAACTTATTCTCAACTATATACGCATTGTCAACAACACCAATGAGGTCATCTGTGTCATGCCCCCAAAGCAGGGAAGCGCCACCGTTAAGCCTGTGGAGGTCAACCGCCTCTTCGGAGATTACAAGAATCTCCTTGTAAGCCCTGTCGTTTTCATCGTCATAACGCTCATAGGGAAGGTCAGAAGCGCATGAAAAAGTTATGCTTCTGTTTTCCTCATCAACCTCGAATTTTTCAAACGATATCCTTTCCATTTTTTACGTCACTCCTCAATTTTCCCTTCACCGTCAACAGTGTTTTCTTCATCCTCTTCGTTAACAGGTTGTTCCACCACGATTTCAGCGGGGTTTATGGAAGCCAAACCACGTGCTTTACATTTCTCATTGAACAACTGCCAGCCGTCCAGCACGTCATCAACGTCCAGCCCTTGTTTCTCAAGTTCAAGGATGGGGTTGGTCAACCTCATTTCCATCTTGAGTTTAATGGCGGCATATTCCTTGGCAGGGTCTAAATACTCCCAAGAACGGCCTCTAAAATCGTGAGAGAGGAACTTTTCATATTTTGAGAATGGAAGGTTCGTCAAGTCACTCAACAGAAGGCATTTAAGCCAGTCCGCAAACTGTATGTTCTTCCATCCAGAAATAAGCATCTGTTGGAGTTCTTTCCATGCCTGTACATCCTCCATATTCGCTTGACGGAGAGAGGAGTAATTGACAGATTCGTAGTCAGAGTTCAACTTGTTGGAACTCACTCCCAGTGCGCTGGCTATCCCCTTAATCATCGCCTTCAGGAATGCACCAACGTTGCTGTTTGGGTGAGTGGCCTGTATATTCTTCAGACTAAATCCTTTAGGTGCAAAACGGAAGACGTTGGTTTCGAGTTCGGTAGCGACATCTCCAGAGTCGTCAATTTGCTCTTCGTCATATTGAGAGTATGAGTCTGCATTACTGTCCTTCTCCTCCCATATGCCCATATAGCAACTATTTAATAGAGAAGCATTTATCTCCGCTTTCTTGTAAGTCTCCAGCCCTGCCAAGGAGTGGATACAGGCGGCGAGAGGAGTGTAACCCCTCACCTGTCCAGCATACTGCTTCTTATAAAGATGGATGATTTCGGAGGCAGGAACCCTAACTCGTTCTCCGTGAAGGTAATAGTTGGCTGAACGGTTCTTCCTTATCCAGTAGGCCAGTGGCTTGTAATGCTCGTCAATTTCCACGCCCATCACTACACGTGGAGTCCTTCCAGACTCGACATTGTAAAGAGTGTCCACATCCAGAGCGTCAAGCACCTCATACCTTATGCCGTATTTACTAGAAGAATCCTTCACACGGCGTATAAACACCTCGCCATCCACAAGGAAGTTGAACAAAATGTGTCGGTCAAACTCAACCTCGTCCATCTGCCCGTCCGCTGAAACATATTTTCTGAAACTGCGAGTATAGTCATACCAAAAACTCTCGATTGTCTGGTTGGCTATACGGTCTGGAGAGCCGTCATCGTTGTAGGCAGTCTCTGCAAAAATAAAGCCGTTATGCCCTAGAACATTCCTCATCATTAGACTAATGTAAGAGCCAACTATCTCGTTGTTCTTGGCGAGGTCTCTGGCACGCAGAGTTAACGCTATATAATCCTCCCTCAACTCTGCGTTGATTTTCGCAAAAGTTGACTCAAACTTCGCCATCGCAGAAGGACGCGCACCGATGAACCCCCTCAACTGCCTTTTTCTCGCAGGGACAGCCTGCTTGTCACGCTTAAAAATGTTCCACATAATTACACCCTGCCTGTGAAAAATATCTTTTCGTGCCTAATTCCGACTCTCTTCCCATCTTCCTTCCTAACCTCTTCTTCAAAATAGCGTTTCCACTGAAGTAGTTCTGACAATGAACTGTATATGATTTTTTTGTCCCCAATCTGGACTTCTCTTTGTTGAGACGTGGCACGTCCACAAAGAAAAGCATTTATCGCCTCCAACGCTATCCGATTTGGCGATTTTTCTTGACTTGACGTATTTGACATTTTTTGACCATCTCCATAATATTTTACAACATTACTTTACTTTTACCGAGTCGTCAACGGAACAGACTCCTTCTCGGTGCTTGTGGACGAGGACGATGTTCCTTCTTCTCTTCATGTGGTCTAGTCATCGGATTCAGCACCTTCGCCTCTCCATAACGGAACCTGTCCTTCCTGTATATTGTTGGACTCATCTTGATGGCGCACAATCCCATTTTAAGCACGTCAAAAGCGTCATGGACTTCATCGTGCAGCGGTTCCCAATTTTCATAAAGTGAACCATTCCTCTTCTCCTTGTCTGGCTGGATACAAGTGATTTCCGCAATGTCATCCTCTGACATGTTCTTCGGCAGACGGAGAAGGTGGCTCTTGTCAAAATAGAGTTTGAAAATAAGTTCGCTCCTGAACTTCTTCTCGTTGAACAGGAACAATTTAGGTATATTTTCAGATGGCTTGAAGGAGTCGTATTTAAGGGATGTTCCAGAATACATTATGATATTCTTCCTCATCCTTGAAAAGTTGCTGACTTCATCCTGCCTGTGACCCTGCCTGTCTATCAGGCACATCAACGGCCTCATTCCACAAACCTCTTCATCAAGGTAGTCAAGGACGGTCTTTTCTGGTTCTTTTCCGTTCCTCTTGTTTTCCTGATTGATAATGCGCCGTTCATCATCGTCCAGCCACATATAACGAGGTCGGGTTATGTCAATCAAGTATATCTCGTTATTCCTTGTGAGGGCAAAACGTCCTAATACGGAGAACGCGTCCTGCGTATCACAGGAGAGATATACGGCCTCCACATCGTCCTTTGGAAGGTCAGTGTAGGAGAGTTTGGAGAGGGCGGTTTCATCCTGCGCCCTGTATTCCCTCTCTTGATAAGGGAGACCACGGATGGAGTTGTCAAAAGATACGTAGTCGGAGAGTTCAGCAGTCTTACCCGACCGCAACTGCTGTTCTGCTATTGCGTCCCACGAATGGACGGTAAGCAGGGAAGCCAACACCCCGGCCTGGAATGATGGCCTTGTTGCTACACGGTCGGGAAAGGTGTGGACATATGCGCCGTTAGTGGTCATCCACCTCCTCTTGTCCTCCGTGATTTCTGCCCCGCATTTAGGGCAGACCATTCGACATGACCCATAGACAGGGACGTAGCATTTCAGTTCTTCGGAATAGACCGTAAAAAACTGCAAATTGTGGACATCGCAACTCCTCATCGTAAGTTCGCCACATTCAGGACATCGGAGAGTCCAGTAGCCTTGTGAACCGTTCAAAAACTCCACCCAGAACGGATTTTCCTTGTAAGTGGGAGTTGATACAAACAGTTGCAATGCAGTGGAATGCGCCCTTGTTCTCTTCTTCAATTCTTCAAGATTGTTGACATTCGGGGGATTCTGCCACACGGCGCATTCATCGCCGAGGACTAGTTTACAAGTCTTGCTAACGCATTTTACACCAGCTCCTCCCCAATAGAGTATTGCGTTGGAAAGTTTGAAGCGGTCGGAGCGGATGGCGAACGGTTTTTCAAGGTCTGACTGGAACTGTGGAATCTTCCGAAACAGTGGCAGGAACTTCGTGGAAGAAGTCTCCACCGCCAGTTCAGAAGAAGGATAGAGGATAATGGCCTGTAATTGGTTGAAGGACATGGCGTGGAGGAGAGCGCAGATTTCCACGGTCGTTTTCCCCATTTGCTCCGACATCGCCAGCACCACCTCTTTTCTCACTCCGTCCTCAATTGCGCACGCCTTAATTGGTTCCACAAGATATGGATATGAATCAAACTCAAGATGCGTATGAGGGGCAGATACATCGTCCGAAAGGTCTACCCTGTTGAGGGCAAAGGACATAATGTCCTCATACTCAACAATGTCGAAGAAGTCAGCCATCCCCTCCACAAGGGTTTCAGTGCTTGTTTGCTTCAACGGTTTCGTCATTACTTTTCAGACTCGGTCTCTGTCGCTGGCTCCTTCTTCTCTTCAGTTGCACCACATCCGTAATACTTCATGAGAGCCTCATAATAAGCCTTCGCAACCTCTGGATTCTCCTTTGCAAAATCAACAGCGTATCCAGTAATCTGCGGAGGGAGACTGTATTCTACAGCCCGGATTCCCTTGTAACTGTTTGTCGAGGGGTCGTAGCTGAATCCAGTGGTGCTGTCGAGTTCTGCCCTAAACTTTATTCCGTCCTTCGTAACGAACGTGCCGAACATTCCTTCACCATAGTTTATCCCATCAACACCTCCAGCACGGAATCCAGTCCCAATTCCCAATGTACCCACATTGTGTGAACAGCCAGTCATAAGCATTATTCCTAATGTTGCGATGAATGTGATTGCAATCCTCATTTCAAACCTCCTTGGTCATTTTTAGACTCTTCTTCCTCTTCTTTGTCCTTCTGCTTCAAGTAATTGCGCAGTTTTTGCTCGAACTTCTTCAGGCATTTTGCGTAACAGTCCTTGAACCGCTTTATTTGCTCCTTCTTCAACTTGAGGTCGACAACAATGCCCTTGAGGTCGGAAAAGGCATCCGTGTAAGCCTCCAGAACGCCTTCACAAAATTCAGTTCGCAATTTTTCACGGTAGGAGACCACACGTTGTTTTTTGATAACGATGTCTGCCTGTATGTTAAGGATCTTCTGACGCTTCAGCTCATTATCAGTGTTCCAGCGGCTCTCCAGTGCTTGTTGGCTGTAACCCCTGCCTTCAGACTGCTCGGGAGATGTTGGTTGTTCAACAACATTTTCCTCAACGTCATCAACAAGCGTGACACCGTGTTCGTCCTTCTTGCTGGCAATTGTGTTGCTCTTGATTTTCTTCCTGACCGTTGATGGTCTTACACCGTGCTTTTTCGCATATTCTCCAACCTTCATCCACATAAAAAGTCATAACTCCTTGAATTCCAAAGATTTGTAAAAAACGGTCGAAAAATCGGACTAGCCCCGTCACCTCGACCCTACCCCCCCCTAGGGGGAGAACCTACCCCCCCCTAGGGGGGCAGGGGGTGGCATGGTGGACGGTGGGGGGTGGCAGGGGGTGGCGTGCTTATCGGTAGCCCCGGAATGCCCTAGATCTCGTTGTAGATGGTCTAGAATCGTTTCCACGCCCTTTCGCGTGTAGTTATACGTGATTCGTCCTTTTCGCAATCCGGAGCGATTCCAGGGGCATTTATGGAGATTCAGTCATTTCTGATTGCCAGAAGCCTGTCAACCCAAGTGTAGCGCTTTGCAAGTTCTTTTAGGACAAAATGGACTCGTTGTTTGCTATATCCCATCATCTCCCCGAGTTCGGAGTAACTGGCTAAAGGGTCTGCCAACAATCTCATAACGAGCAATGCCTTGCTCTGGTTATTTTGCAACAATTCCAGCACGTCAGGTATGATTCTCGTGATGGCGAGTTCGTTCGTCTTGATTTCACGCAATGCCCGTGAGTAAATTGCTTCATAAATCTCGGCAACACATCCGTCACGTCCTATGGCCTCTGCGAGTTCTGCACACAGCTCCTCTGTCGTTGGCTCGGAGTGTTGGCTGTAGTTGTAGCCGTCAATGTATTCAAGATTTTGCATTAAGCATATTTTTCCAGTTAGCCTTTATGTATTGTATTAGACTCACCAAAGCGTCAGAAGAGACGTATTTATTCCATCCCTTCGTATACCATCTGGCTATCAGTTTAGTCACATCTTCGGCTGTCGCTTGTGGTTTCACCGCGATTTGTGGTTTCTTTTCTTTTGGCTTGATTGTCGCCTTCTTCCTTTTGCGTATACGCCTTGTCCCATCGGCATAACGCACAACGTGTCCTTTGCACTTGTATCCATAAGAGGCACATCCGTAGACCGTGGCAGGGGGCACGCCTAGAGCCTTCGCACACTCTGAAAGGGAATCGTATTCAGTCTCTTTTCCGTCAATCTCAACAATCACTTTTTTCAACTTATTCATCTTTTTAATTATACCGTATGGAACAAAAAAATGGGGTGTAGGAAACCGCCTACACCCCTATAAGGAGAATTATGAACAATGGCGATGAGGTTTTGCCTCATCATCTAAATATGGCATCGTCAACAGTTTTCTCGTTCATTACGCCCATCATTTTTGCATATTCGTCCATTTTACTTATGGTCTCTGGAGATGGGGCAATTTCCAGATGGATTTTGACTCCGTTTATGGTCTGCTCCAGCGTCATGTCAGCGAGATGGCCGACACAACATCCGTCAACCTCCACGGCCTTCCCGAGCATGGGTTTTAGTGAGTCCAGTTCCAGAATGTTCATTTTTACCTCCTATTGTTGTTTAAACTTCCAAACAAAAACCATTCTCGGAAAACAAAACAATAATCCACTCACAGTGATGTAAAAATAACGGGTGACGAAAGGTGACACAAAAATGTTACTTCCTATATATATTTATATTTTTTTTTCT